AACGCTTCGAACTTTCCCATGCACCGTGCCGTGTAGATGCCGATTGACTCGGGGCTACCGACCGGTGCGTGAACGGGCTCACGCTCTGCGTTGTCTGCAGACTTCTTTACCCGTGCGAGGAACTCCACCCAGAAGGAGTTACCCTCTAACTTCTCGTAATCAGCCCTGAGGCGGGACGGCCTGAGCGGGTCCATTCATCCCTCCGGGCGGGGCGGGCTGAGGAGCCGGTCCCTGCGGATTCTGGTTAGGAGCCTGGGCACCCTGCCCGGGCTGAACAGGGTTGATTCCCTGTTGCTGTTGGAGCATCATCTGGATGTCGGGCGAGTTCATGATGTCCTGCTCGACGTTCAGGATTTTGTTCATGTCGGGAACGATGGCCTCGGGCGACCGCTCGTCGAAGTCTTCCATGACGGCGTTGAGGACGGTGGAACCTATGTTGTTGACCTCGAGGATGAACTTCTTCATTTCCGAGTTCTGCATCGGGTCGACGAAGGCCTGGACCATACCGGCCATCTTGGTCATGTAGTCCGACAGAATCTGGTACTTGGCGATGTTCATCTCCCGACGGACTTCCATGTTCATCTGCTCGGACGAGACCTCGAGGTCCAGGTCAAGCAGGTCACGGATGTTGCCCATCGGCATAGGAACGCTCATCGACTTGCCGCTCTCGTCCGTGTAAGTGTAGGACGGCTGATACTGGGCGAACATCTCGAGGAGCATGTAGCCCAGTTCGAGCAGGCCGCCCCGGAACGACTCCGTCCAGGACTTGAACTTCTTGTTCGCCTCCTCGACGTTGATGAGCGTTTCCTTAGCGACCGGCCGCTCGGCGGTCGAGTTGCCAAGGACGTTCTGGGTGATTCCAACCGACCTGTCGCCGTAGGCTACGAGCCGGTCTTCCTCACGGTCCAGGGAGAAGTAGACGTCCGGGAAGTTGATAATCCGGATGGCCTCTTCGAGGTTCTCGTCGATGACCCACGTCTTGCCGGGCGTGAGTTTGAAATCCTTGAGTCCGAGGCCCTGTCGAACCAGTGTGACGGGAAGGTTAATTTGGGCCAACCGGTCGAGGCGTAGGTTGTGGATGGCGTCAATTTCCTCTTGGATGGCCTCGAGGATTTCGCACACCCCCTCGCCGTCGTAGGTGTACTCAATCTGGTTACCCCTCAGGTCGGCGAACGGCCGGTACCCGTAGAACATGGGGTTATAGATTGCGTTGAGGATGACCCCGCTCTCGTGGTTCCAGGTGACGACGATGTCGTCCTCTTCACCGTCGTTGTCGACGTCGAAGGAGAACCAGAGTTCCCACAGTTTATAGGGCTCTTCGTACTTCGTCTTCTCGATGTGGCCGCCGTGGGCCTCGGCCCGGTCCTGCTTGGTCTCGTCGACCGTGTACTGAGGGGTACACTTCTCGACGTTGGCCTTGATGTAGATGTCCTTCTTACCCCGGAGGATAAGTTGAGGCTTCCGCAGGGTGAACGCCATGCCGACCATGTAGGCGTTCTTGATGCTCGTGGCATCCGAGGAGATAATGAAATCCTCCCGAGGAACAGGGTAGACGTTCGGGCCTCGGAAGACCAGGGAGGTTTCCTTGACCATCAGGTCGCCAGACTCGGGTTTGTACTTGTCGACGCTCGGGTCCTCGAGGTCCTGAGCGTTGGCGTAGCGGTAATAGCATTGGTTCTTGGTCTCGTAGACGAGCCGCAGGATGCCGGTGCCCGTCTTCACGCCCTGGAGGACGGCCGGGCGAATCCGCTCTCGGAAGTTCAGGACATTCCGGAGGTAGTGTTCGAACGCCGTCTCGAGCGTCTTGAAATAGGCCTTCTTGGACTCGTCGGCCACGCCCTTCGGCTTCATGAGGAAGTTCTTCCTCTTGTTGGTCAGGGCGTCGTAGATTCGAACGAAGATGGCGTCTGCGTCCGACCGGGTGACAGGAATGGCGACATTGGCCGTCCCCTCGTACGGGTAGCCCTTCTCGTCCCTGACGCCCTTGTAGTACTTCTGCCACTTCCGAAGGTTCTTGACGATGCCCTTCTGGTTCCGGAGTTCTACATCCATCGTCTCCCGGATGTGGCTTGTGAGTTCCTCTTCGAGGGTGCCCCCCGAGTCCATCTTCCTGTCGAGTTTCAGACGGACGCCGCCCGTCCAATCATGAAGGGTGCCCCGGATGGGCGTCTCGAGTTCGGGCATGGGGTCTCCTGCGGTCAGTCGTCCTTGCCCCTGGGTGGGGCCCAGTCGATAACTGTCTGTCCATCACCCTGTACAGGGGCGGTCATCTTGAACACGTGCATGTCCTTGACGCCCTCGAGGAAGGGCCTCAACCCCTGGCGATTGGCGACCTGGGAGGTCATCCGAGCGATGTCCTGTTCGTAGACGGCTTGAATCTCTTCAGACGTACTCATCTCTCTACTCCTAGTATACCACAAGACCTAGTGGTTGTCAAGTGGCAGGCCACAATACGTTTAGACGTCTTTCCGAACGGCGATTACAGCGAGGATGTCCTTGAGGATGAAGAAGGTGGCCGCCAGACCCGCCAGGATGCCGAAGAAGCCTAGGGCACCGAGGGCCAGGGACAGCAGGAACGCCACCCCGAGGCTCACGGACCAGAATCCGATGGCCGGGAGGTCCAAAATCCACTTGTTCAGGCGGCTGACACGCCCGTAGAGGCTCATATCCTGGCAAAACAGGAACAAAAGTCCCCCATTATGGGCGAAAATGGCCAGAACGACGAGAAAAATGACGTAACCTAGCATAGTATGTCTCCTTTTTGTCGACTTACCGTGTCAAAACGACGTCTTTTCATCGGGTCGGCTTGATTTTCCCATCCCGGACGTCCCACAGGATGGTCATGAAGTCCTTGACCCGGCCTTCGAACACGAAGTTCTTGCCTTCGAAGAAGGCCTTGGTGAAAACGGCGTAGAAACCGCCATCCTCGGCCACGTTGTACCCGGCCAGGAACTCCTCTTTGGGCTCCATGACCTCGATTTTGGGTTCATCTGCCATCATGCCACCTCTTTCTCTGGTCTACCAGGAATCTGCAGGTCTCGCAGTAAAACTCGATGATTTCCGGGGCTCCATCCCTCAGCACGTCGGGCACCCGGCACTCGGCCGGGCGGGTCTCGTAGATGCCACATACCCCACCACCGTCTCCCCAATGGGTCTGCAGGAAGTGAGGGCAGTCGACCAGGGAGCAACAGGCCCCACAGCGGTTGCACTCCCAGGGTTTGGAGGGACCCGGCCGACTTGAACGGCCTTCTCCTGGGTCACAGCCAGGTATCCTACCGATAGACGATGGCCCCGAGGCAGGAGTGGCGGGGACGCCGGGGGTCGAACCCGGACACTTCACCGTGACAGGGTGACGCACTCCCATTATGCTACGCCCCCGGAATGGAGAGAAGACACCAATCCCCTGGGTGGCCGAACGCCCGGAGTTAGGGAGGGCCGGGGTCTCTGGCTTAGCCAGGCCGGGCTTCAGGTTCATGGTGTCTCCTCACTACTAATCATACCACATTTCGTGGCCCGTGTCAAGCAGTATCTTCCAGTGGTGTACCACTACATCTTGTGGTGGGGTCCCCTCTGAACCCCGCTTTTTCGAGCATTTCCGTGTCTGACACCACTACATCTTGTGGTTGAGGGCCCGTAGGGCCCCAAAACATGCTCAATTTTGTGGGGCGGTTTAGAGAGGGGGTCATCGGGTGGTGGTGCGGTGCCAGGGGGTGGACGGGACAGGGCAGGGCAAGGGCAGGCGGGTCAGGGCTCGGAGATGGCGTGGTCATGCCATGTAAGATGCTGATATGGCTATGGTTATGGCGATGGGCAGAGGAGCGGTGAACCCCTGGACCCTGCCAGGTGGGAATGAGTTAATGGCACACAGCCTGTAAGGCTATGGGCATGGGGTATCTTGAGCCTGGTCCCCCGGCCAGGCGTAGCCCATGGACAGGCAGTCACTAGCCTGTGGTATGGGGTAATCCTGAGCCTGGTCCCCCGGCGGGACGTGCCTGACAGTGAGACAGCAGGCCTGGGCTATAGGGCATCCTGAGCCTGTCGCCCGGGCTGTCCCCCGGCTAGGACCAGGCAGGACGTCGGTCTCACGCCCATGGTCTGACAGGCAGTCGGCCCGCCGGGCCTGGTCTCGAGGACGTCCCCCGGCCAGGTCCGACCAGTCGGACACCAGGCAGGCGGCCTACATCTTGTGGTCTGTTCTCACCCCCTAAGATGCGTTGCAACCATTGCACTTACGTGCTTTCTACCCTGATG